TGTCTGAGAATCCTTGATGATTATAAGGATATGCTTCTACAGCATACTTACTTCCTGTTTCATCTACACTAAAGGTAACTTTCTTTAATTTTAAAATAAAAAATTTAGGTTTAATTGTTTTTTTAATTTTAGAAGATTCATCAAAACCTATAATATCAAGTTTTAACAAAAACGGACTATCTAAGTAATTTGAGTAGCCTGCTTTAATTGCGGCATTCTGTAAACTCTGCAAAAACAATCCCATGGAATAAGGTTCTAGTATATCAAATGTAAAGTTGATTGCATTTTGATTTCCTGTTCTAGGAGTTGCAGCAATTATAGATGTCATATTAAAATTATCTACAAAGTATTCTGGCTTGCCGTATTTTGTGTTTACTCTTTCTGCGTCGCCTCTACCTGCACTACTAAAAACAATACTAGATTGCAAACTTGCTGTCCTAGTATCTGAGAAAGTTGCTTTTATTCCATCGATATTAGTTTCAACATCTACTGTAGAAAAAACATCATATGATTGATTTGCAAAACTCATACCAACTGCATTTCTATATAGGTTAGGATTATTAAATTGCTTAGGTGTAAGGACTGCCATAGTCCATAAATGGTTTACACTAGCAAACTGTCCTAGAGGATTTGGTACTATGCCATTTAAATTTGTACCTGACGATCCTGCATTAGATGCCTCTGGTGGTTTTTTCTTTTCGTCTTCCTTTTTGTCTTTATCTAGATCTGTTTTTGCGCCTAATTCTTTTTTAAACTTCTCAACAAATGCTTTGGTAATTGCAGTGTCTTGTGCTGACGGTTGTTTTTTTGTACCATCTGGTTTCTTGTTCTGATAGTTGTCTAGTTGCTCCTTGGTGCCGTACACCTTAGCGTCTTTACCATTAATTCTTGTGGTAATGTAAGGTTGCTTTCTAGTTTCGTCAGTAATATTAAAATTAGCGGCACTACCAGTGGATTGAATTCTGTACTCTTTCAAGTCAGCCATGCTAGACTCCTAAAAATCTTTGCAAATTAGATTCTTTAGGTATATAAATTTTCGTTCCTGGAACAAAATCATATATAGGATCTTTAATTGTTTCCATATTTCTTTGCACAAATACCCACCATAGTTTAGCGTCGCCGTATAAATCGTATGCTAATAAATCAGGACGTCTTTTATATTGATTCTCAATAGTATATAAGTAATCGTCCGCCTGTGCTGGTACAGGTCTGATGCTTAATAACTCAAGATACAAACTATTTGCAGGTGTTGCATGATACGGAGACGATTGTTTGTAAATTGCCATATTATAAGTACCCCTTGCCTGATGGTGTTTTTAAATTTCCTTTAGCATAATCAACCAAACTAAACTGTCTTAAATTTCTTCTGTTGTAAACCGGTTGTACGTTTATGTTTACACTACTTGTAATCGGTACCCATGTGTTTGTACCAAAGGCGTTACAGCGTTTGTACTGTACATCGTTGTCGAAATCAACTGAGAACGATTTTACTACAACTGGCACGTTATCAAAGATGCTTGCACCATATCCTGTTAATCTACACACTGGTGGTGGAGCACCTACATTTGCACCTTGACCGAAAAACATCTTGGTCATTGTTTTAAAGAATGTTGTCATTGCTATCCAGTATGCTGCTTGAGTTTCATCTTCACAAACAAAAGTACCATTGATCATTATTTCATCAACTTGTGAATTTTTGTAAGCCTGGAATGGATAATTGTTGTGAATAGGATCAATTTGTGTATAGTTTGCTTTAGTAGAGAAAGTAATCACAGGAAGTACAGGAAAAACTACTCCCGCTGACTTTTGTAATAGTTGAAATTGAGGGTTATTAGGGAATAAACTCCAATCACAAGCAATTCTAACACGCCAGTCCTCACCGTTTTTAGGTATAACTTGTATACCTTCTCCTGATGATTGAAAAAGTTCTCCGCCTTTAGGTAAATTAGCACCACGTTTTAAACTTAAAAAATCATTTAGTGCGCCTGCACCTTCTGCTATTTGACCTGCTAGGTTTTCTATGCCGCCTGCAAGAGTGCCGCCAGTAAATTTACTTGCAAGTGATCCTATTTCATTACCTATAGAACCTATTGTTTCGCCTACATTGCCTGCAGCATCGCCAATTACACTACCAAAACTACCTACTGTAGACGATAATGAATCTAGCATGCCGTTTTCTGATCCACCGTCAAGATTGTTATTGATAACGTTACCCATACCTGTGGTTACTTTATCTAACAGTTCACCACCTACGCTACCTGCGGCGTTTAATCCACTGCCAATATCTCCACTTAACTTTGCCATTTTTGCATCAAGTCTTGCTTTTTCAAACTGATTTCCTATTGCAGGTTCACCAAGGGCTGCTTCTGCTAGAGTTATGGCTGCTTGCGTCTCTGCATCTATTTTTGCTACCAGTTGTGCTACCGGATTAGTTGATAAACTCATTTTGGTAATATTTCCTCATCATTTGATTACTTTACTCTATTTATTTCTTTCATTATGTGCTATTATAATAAATATTAAAAAGTTCTGGAGAACATATGAGAAAAGTAAAATACCTTAACAATAGAGACATATTAGCACAAATACACAAGAGTAAATCCGCATTCTGCTCCTTCGTAGATAAAGATTTTCATCAATATGATATTATACTGCCAAGTCTCGAAAAGATTAACATTAGAACTACAGCCGAAGCAAAACGCAACCGTGCTGCTAGACTTGCGAGGGAAAATCACGAAGCAGCCGTAATGGCCGCTGGAAAGAAGATTCCTGCTAAAGAGTTCAATATAGATTATAAAACTATGGAAAAAACTGATTTAGTTTTCCGTATTATGTCATTTGAACATATTCCTGAAGATCTTACACGAAAGAAAACAAAAAAGACAGTTGCTGACAGCCATGTTAAAGTAAACTTTCCTCCCTTTCAACATTGGAAGTTTGATGATAAAGGAAATTTAATATGTGTAGGTAAAAGTCACTGGGAAGGTGGTATGGAGAACGGTTTCTTCAATCCTAAAGCAGGTAAAGCAACAAATGAACTTGCTCGCATGTGGATGAAACTTTGTGAAAGATATGCTACAAGAGGAAATGTACGAGGCTATACTTACAACGACGAAATGAAAGGACAAGCAATATTACAATTAGCACAAATTGGATTGCAGTTTGATGAATCAAAATCACAAAATCCATTCGCTTATTATACAGCCGCAGTAACTAATTCTTTTGTTAGGATCATTAATATTGAAAAACGTAATCAAAATATAAGAGATGATATCTTAGAAATGAACGGAATGAATCCTAGTTGGACTAGACAGAATGCCGACACACATCCTAGTCAACCTAAAGAAAAGAAAAAAACTTGACATTATTAAAGATATCCGTTACAATATAAAGTAAGGAGAATAAATGCCGTTATTTAAGAAAGCAGCCTGCTTCACTGATATACACTTTGGTATGAAGTCTGGTTCAAGAATACACAATGCAGATTGTGAACAATTTATAAAGTGGTTTTGTGAAGAAGCAAAAGCCGCTGGTGCTGAAACTTGTATATTTTTAGGAGACTGGCACCACAACCGTGCGACTACAGACGTCAGCACAATGAACTATACTGTTAGTAATCTAGAAAGACTTAATGAAACGTTTGAAAAAACTTATTTCATGGTAGGTAACCATGATTTATTTTATAAAGACAAGCGTGAAATTAACTCTATTGAGTTTATGAGATTGTTTCCTAACATTGTTCCAATAACAGATATATTTACAGAAGGTGAAGTTACACTATTACCTTGGTTAGTTGGAGAAGAATGGAAAACAGTAAAAGATATTAAAAGCAGATATGTGTTTGGACACTTCGAACTGCCATATTTTAAAATGAATGCAATGATTGAGATGCCTGATCACGGTGAACTACAACCAAATCACTTTATTAATCAAGAATATGTATTCTCAGGACACTTCCATAAACGTCAAACAAAAGGCAATGTAACCTATATGGGTAATGCATTTCCTCACAACTATGCAGACGCATGGGATGACGAGCGTGGTATGATGTTCTTAGACTGGGGAGGCACACCTGAATATAAGACTTGGCCCGGGCAACCAGTGTTTAGAACTTTTAAACTTTCGCAACTATTAGAAAAACCTGAAGATCATTTAAAAGAAAATATGTATTGTCGTGTAACAATTGACGTACAGATTACTTTCGAAGAAGCAAACTTTATTAAAGAACAATTTATACCACAGTTTAAACTTCGTGAACTTATGTTGATTCCAGAGAAAGTAGAAATTGAAAGCAATATCGATCCTATTGATGTTTCATTTGAAAGTGTTGATACGATTGTATTAAACCAGATTGAACAATTAGACGGCGAAACGTATGACAGACGCATGCTTACGGAGATTTATCGAGACCTATGATAAGAATTAAAAACATCACAGTTAAAAACTTTATGAGTGTGGGCAATCAAACTCAAGCAATTGATTTTGACAAAGGAGAACTTACACTTGTGCTAGGTGAAAACCTAGACTTAGGCGGTGACGGTAGCGGTTCCAGAAACGGCACTGGTAAAACCACTATCGTCAACGCACTAAGTTATGCAATCTATGGCAATGCCCTTACAAATATTAAGAGAGACAATCTTATCAACAAGATTAACGGCAAGGGCATGTTGGTTACTATCGAATTTGAGAAAGATAATATACAATATAGCATACAGAGAGGCAGAAAGCCTAATACTTTAAAGTTTACTGTTAATGGTACTGAACAAGAACCAACAGATACTGACGAAGCACAAGGTGATAGTAGAGAAACACAGAAAGATATCGAAGCATTATTTGGTATGAGCCATGACATGTTCAAGCATATACTTGCATTGAACACGTACACAGAGCCTTTCCTATCAATGAAGAACAACGATCAACGTGCTGTTATTGAACAACTGCTTGGTATTACAATGCTTTCTGAGAAAGCAGAAATACTTAAAGACAAAATGAAAACTAATAGAGATGGTATTAGTACAGAGAGTACAAGAATAGAAACAGTAAAAGCAAGTAATGAAAGAATTGAAGAAAATATTCAAAGCCTTGAACGCAAACAGCGTATGTGGGAAGATACAAAACAACAGAATATAAAGTCATTAAATGCAAGTATTGCAGCACTTGAAAAAATTGATATTGAATCAGAGATTGAAGCACACAAATGTTGGGAGCGTTTTAACGATAGAAAGCGTTCGCTTGATGAAGCACAGCGTTGGATGGCATCTATTACTGCGGATACTGAGAAGCAAGAAAAAACAATTACAAAACTAGATAAAGAAGTTGCAGCACTTAAGGATCACAAGTGTTATGCTTGTGGGCAAGAACTACATGATAGTAAACAAGATGAAATCCTTAAAGGAAAAGAAGAACTATTGCAAGAAGCAGCACAACAAATACTAACAAACGAAACACAATATCAAGAACACGCAAAGGTTATTGCTGATATAGGTGAACTAGAAAGTTGCCCTGCGACACAATATGATAGTGTTGAAGAAGCATACAATCATCGTAACACAGTTGAAAGTTTACAAAAAGAACTAGAACAAAAGGAAACAGATGAAAATCCATATCTTGAACAGATTGATGATTTGAAAGAAACTGCAATACAAGAAGTTAGTTTTGATAAACTAAATGATCTTACAAAAGAAAAAGATCATATGGACTTCTTGTACAAACTGCTTACTAATAAAGATAGTTTTGTTCGTAAAAAGATTATTGAACAGAACTTAGCATATCTAAATCAACGTTTAACATACTACTTGTCTAAAGTAGGATTACCGCATATTGTTGAATTTCAGAACGATTTAACAGTGGTTATTACACAACTAGGACAGGACTTAGACTTCGATAACCTCAGTAGAGGAGAACGAAATAGACTCATATTAAGTCTAAGTTGGGCATTTAGAGATGTATGGGAATCTTTATATCACGGTATCAATCTATTGTTTATTGATGAACTTGTAGATAGTGGTATGGATAGTGCTGGAGTTGAAAGCAGTATTAGTATTCTTAAGAAAATGACACGTGAACGTAGTAAGAATGTATTCTTAATCTCGCACAGAGATGATTTAGCAGGGCGTGTTAATCATGTATTGAAAGTTATTAAGGAGAATGGGTTTACTTCATATTCAAACGATATTGAAATAGTCCAATAATATTATGGCAACTGACAGTCACGACAAAATGATTGAAGCGTTCCAGAACTATTTTAAATGGCAGGAACGTTTTGAATATCATGGAAGTGATGAAGCCGGCATTAAGTCTCGCTTTTGGTTGTCAGAGATACGTAACTTTGCAAGTGTAAGGCGTAAAGAAATACAAGATAAAAGGCAAGAAAGAAAAGAATCCAGAAAGGGCATGGTTGGTCGACCTTCGAAAGTAAGTAAGACTGATGGAGAAACTTAGTTGGACATTTGAAGGCAAAGAAATAGAAAATATTCCAGATGAATATGAAGGCTTTGTATATCTCATTACCAACAAGACTAATAATAAAAAGTACATAGGCAAAAAACTAGCCAAATTTAAAACTACTAAGCCACCACTTAAAGGCAAGAAAAACAAAAGACGCGGATATAAAGAAAGCGATTGGCAAGATTACTGGGGATCTAGTGATAAACTCAATGCTGATGTTGAAGCACTAGGCCCACAAAACTTTACAAGAGAAATACTTTACATGTGTCATGGCAGGGGAGAAATGTCCTACCTTGAAGCACGAGAGCAGTTTGACTGTAGAGTACTAGAATCAGACGAATACTACAATGGCATAATCAACGTAAGAGTAGGCGGTTCAGACAAATTGCGCAAGGCACTTCTAGAAAGACATATCAAAAATAGGCCAATTATAGCAACATAGTTTAATCGGGGCTGCTCGATTCATCTTGAGGTCATGCTATTCGTGTGATCAGATACTGGTGCGTTGCAAGGACAATACTAACTTAGGTATAAAAAGATTGTGGCTCTGAGAAAAAGCAACCACAGAGTAAGTGATTTCGCTGTTTGGGATTAACTGCTTTCCGCGTATTATGCGAATGCTGAAGTAGGGGGTATGCGGTACGCCGCCTCCGTGTAATTTATTACAATCTTCTTAAACAGATGTGGCGACGATAACTCAGATGATGTTATCCACACTAATTCGTCCGGCAACGGGCGAATTGTGGCTCAAATATCTAGATGATGCTAAAAAATTACTTCGTAATTTATATTATACCACTTAATAAACATTAGAGAAGAAAAAGCGTTTCT